ATATCTGTGCTTGTATAACTCATTGTAGATTGTTGTATTTTCGTGTGATATCTCTTGCTGATTTGACGATGATGTCCAGATAAGTATCTGCTGACTTGTCAAAAGCAGGACGCATAAAAGGTTGTGCGTTCATGTGTACCGTACCGTATTCATTAAAGTAGGCTGTATCATCAGCTTTGCCAGCGTGTATAGTGACTTGTACTCCTTTGCTATCTTTCTTGATGTCAGCACGTAGCGATGCCTTAGTACGACCTGTGTCTACAGGTACTAGAGACTCCGCATCTTGTAACATCCTATCAGCAGCATCGACGATATGACCTGTCACAGCTTGTATCTGTTCTTGTATCATCTTGTCTATATTACTGCTGATCTGTGCGGCTGTCATGATGTAGGTGGATTAAATTGTTTACCTTCTTCGGCTAGCAACGCGGCTAGTTTTTGGCTTGGTGTTTTCTCATCTTCTAGTTGGTCATGTGGGTAGGCCATACGTAGATATTGCTTATAGAGACTATTGAGCGTGTCACTAGATCCATGTGGAGCTTGTATCACTGTAGTACATATGTGCCCTACCATCTGCCAGAGTTCGTTCATGTGGTCCCTATATCCACGAGCATAAGCGATACGCTCGCCCGTTTCCATATGCAACCACGTGTCAGGGTCAAGCCCTAGCTGTCCGGCTAGGGCGTATTCTTTTTTTCGGCATAGGATGCTATGAGCAACTCATTGAGTTGTGTGATCAGATTGCGGTCTTCGTCACACGCATCGATAAACTCATTGTAACTTATAGTCAACGGTTGACCGACTTTCTCAGCAGCACACACTAACGCGAAGTAGTGGAGATACATACTCGCTTCTGTACCGAGCTGATCAACGCCAAATGTTACTCCTTTCTCCTGTTCGAGTCGTAGCTCTGCTTTGAGTCCGTATCGGATAGGATACTCTACGTTGTTGATTTTGATTGTATTCATGATAGTGGTTAATATTTTAATAAGATAGGATCATATCCCTGACGTCAAGGATATGATCCGTGTTAGTTTATGCAAATGTGATCTCGCCTGTAGACTCATATGATACATCAGCTTCGACGATCTGATCGTCTTCGGATGTGATATTGAACTCAGTAATGAGTATAGGCATAGTGTACGTAAGTGATGCACCCGTAGCTGCATCCGTAAATTTGAGAAACATAGGTGTGTCATCCTTCCATGCTGATGCTATAGCACCTATACTACTACCAGCTTTGTAGATGTAGAATGTTGTCGATCCTGTAGCACTTTTGACACCACCGATAGCCACCGAAAATCCACCAGACTCAGAACCTGGATTTATATCATTGTGGTTGATCTTAGTCGTATCCTTTTTGAAGGATATCTTGTGAGACTTTGCATGAGCGATAGGAGTCGTAGCGTTAGCCGCTGTACCTATATAAGCTCTCAGTCTATGCCCTATGATATAATCTAATGCCATGATATGTTATTTTTTATTGATATGAAATTATTTTTTTGACTTTGTTTCTTTCTCTTTGACATTAGTGGCTATTATCTTGACCTTACCTTCTGACTCTGCTATCTTAGCGTCATCAGGGAACATGTATCCTGTGTCTCCTGCTTGTATCAATCCTATGGCTACGATGGCGTGTACTAGCGTCATGGCTTACGGTTTACTATTTTCAGCACCTTTTTTGACCTTCGGTGGTGCAGCATCAAGATTGTTTTGAATGATCTCCACATCTCCACGTGCTGCAGCATCCTTAGCATCTTCTGAGTCCATGGGACCAGTATCACCAGGTCTTAGATTTCCGATAGGTGCTAGTGCTTTTACTTTGGCAAATTTTTGTGACATATTATTATTATTTATAATTGATTAAATACTCTTGAATCACCCTGTACACTCTAGCATCTGCATCATAGATCAAGGGCTTAGGTGTCGATTGTAGTCTGGCATAAAAACCATCCGCATCATTATCACTTTTAGCTTGTAGCGCTGCGATGATTAGTTCGCCCTTAGTCACAGCTACCGACTGGTCCACTGCTCTCACTTCTATCTGTACTCTCACTTTAGCAGGCATATGAGTATCATTGTGATGCATAGGATTGTCAGTGATGACTTGCGTCAAGATGTGCGGATATGTAGGAGTAGCAGGTATCACCGTATAGTACCTAGTAGGTAGTACAGCCGTGATAGCCGTGTCAATAGCCGTGTACAGTTCTACATATGTCATGATTGATCCTGTATAGCTGCTATTTCTAATCCTTGACGTCGCCCGAGCACCTTGAGTGTTGTGATGCGATAGTCGATACCTTTGTATCGGACCATAGTGTCAATCTTGATATCTTGATAGTAGCGGCATCGCATGACGATGATCTTGTCTATATCGATCTTGTCAGACTTGTACTTCCATGCGTCATTGGGCCTTATCTCAGCCCTTATCTGTATGTGTGCCGTTGCTGTCTGTACTGTCGATATGCTACCTATGCCTTGTGCTCTCTCGTAGTAAGAGACGAGATCACTCATGGCACCTATATTGAGATCGTTGACTAACATATGCCAAATATCTACCTATATCTAAGGGTAGCGGTTAATGGGTGTTACATCATAAAAAAAGGGTAGTAAACACTTCTGCCTACTACCCTGATATTGCCACTATGAGAAAAGTATTACTATGTAAAGTATGCTACAGCGAATGCTTTAGGATTAGCAAATCCGAAGTCATGGAATGATAGCAACTTAGTCGCTACACCTGCATCTAGAGAGTTTCTGTCTACTATCAACTCACGTACTGCCCATGACGCATGAGTCATTTGATTCCAGTGACCATAAGCTGCACCTTTGAGATTGGTTCCTGATCCTTTCGTCAAGTCTGTCTTCATATGAGTAGTCACGAATGCTTCATAACCGAGTAGAGCGTCTACACCACCAGCGTTCATAACGAATAGACCCGATCCTGCATCGACGAGCATATTCTGCAAGCTCTCACGAAGAGCCGGAGATATAACCCATTTAGGTGGCGTACCATCAGCGTCATTCTTAGCAGGTGTGTTGATCATCTGTACTAACAGTGATCTAGATAATGCAGATCCGTTAGCACTAGATACATCTACTGCACCCGTTGCTGCATCAAACAATCCTACTGGACCATTACTTGCAGTGAACAATAAAGAACTATTGATGGCATTGGCTTCGCCTGTAAATAATAGATCGAGCAAGTATCTGTCTGCTTCTGGGTTAGCATGTGCTTGCAAGTGCCATGTAGATACGATCTTAGCACCTACGAGTTTAGGAGTTAGATCGATCTTGCGTGCGTTGCCCACTAATGTAGGTATCGAGCCATTCTCTGCTACCCATCCATTAGACACTAGAGCATCTCCTATAGGTAACTTCGCTACACCTGTCAGTCCCATACGCATAGTAGCTCCTAGCTGATCAGCGTACAATTTCTTGCGGTATCCATCGACATATGGTAGTGTCGTTTGTTGCCCTAGGTTACCTGCATCGAGTGCCGTACCGAAGGTACTACGTGTCGCCATCTCATTGATGATCCCATCAGTCATCAATAGACCTTTGCCAGTTACGGGAAGATTGGCAGAGCGAGCGATGCGCTCCGCTTCTTGATGCACTTCCATCTCTGACCCAAGATCAGCCTTGGTCACCTTGCCATCGACATACTGCGCTGCTCGAGTGATTGAGTAGTGTTTGGCTACTCTCTGCTCTTCTGTAGGCTTAGGTTGTGCAGGTCTAACTGGGGCGAATCTCTGGACCAGTTGGTCATCATCAGTCATCTGTGCGATCTCTGCCGATAGTGTGTCTATCTCAGATGTGATCGTCTTGATTGACGCTCTCTCTTCGATAGTGATGGTACCATCTGTGATCTTAGACGTCAAGCCACGAGCTTGAGCATTGAGATCATCTAGTTTTTGTATTTTTTGCTGCTTTGTCATTGCAAATTTTTTTTGTTGATTTGATAAAAAATTATTAATTCTATTTATCGGCACTCCGAGAGCGTCCTTGTTGATCGACTCACACTCTCCGCGAGAGCGAGAAGGTCGGCTTCGTCATCATGTGTATTGTTGTCAGTATCTGTCTTGACATTTTCTGTCAAGTCAAGATCTATCAAGGCAGCATCCGCTCGAGCGTGAAACTCTGCCGCACGTGCGATAGTCCGCAGTTTAGCTTTAGGATTGCTACCCTTAGCCACAAATCCCCATCCGAGTAGATCCCACGACTCAAAGTATGTCGTCTTAGGATCTTCTTTTTGTGATGAGACGCCACGTCGCTGCTTATACACGCCTGCGACTATAGATGCGGACTTGATCACGCCTGATCGTAGTTTGTTGACGAGTTTGATAGCTTTAGGATTGGTATCGCCTGGCTCTGGGTAAAATCTAGCCATGAGTCGCTCGCCTTCGATCCTAACAGTAGATGTACCTACGACGTCATCAGGATCTGACGAGTCAAAACTAGGATGCCCATACTGTACTATACCATCTTCGTTATATTCATCAATATTGCGCAGCCCACGCATCAAGAATACAGTACCATGTAGATCTCGTTCTTGGTTGCTAATCTCTACATCCCAATATTCACGACCATCATTATCCGTAGCCGCTCGAATGACTACAGGTGCTGAGTAATGAAACTCATTGTCATCATGGTGTGATTGGTTATGTTCTAGTGCTGCAGTGTTGCTCATGATCCTATGATTGATGGATTATGAGCCAAATATCTACCTATAAGTATAGGTAGCGGTTAATGGGTGTTACTCATCGATAAGAGTGATCTCATCGACAGGCTTGTCCACTTCTACAGGTTTGTTAGCTTCTATCATATTATTGCCTTCGATGTAGTAGATGTCTCCACCTTCTACAGGGTTGAGATCCATACGTGCACGTATCTCATTGCGATTGAGTACACCGATGCGATACATTGACGCGAAGTAGGTACCCATATTGCTAATGTCAGCAGATAGTATCTTAGTATAGTCGTGTGTGAGTTCGTGCGAGTCAGAGAGCATCTGCATGTTGAACCGTTGCTCAAAGAGTGTGACGATCGGATATATACAATTCTGCCAGTAGTCTTGATTGAGTGATTCTAGAGAGTTGTACGGTGTCCCTTGTGTGTGTCCGATCTTAGGTGGTGGACATGAGTAGATACGACATATCTCTTCGACATTGAGTTTGGCAGATTCGACATACTGTGCGTTATTGAGCGGCATGTCCATCTTGAGCTGCTTGAGTTGTCCACCACTATCTAGTACATCTACACCACCTGCCATGCCACGCGTATAACCGCGATAGCGTTCACCAAATTTGCGGAGCTCTGTGATTTGCTCTGGTGATAGCGCTACATCCTTGGGGTATTCGATGACGGCTCCGAGTGTTAGGTGATTGGACCAAAGCTCATTGAGAAACTGTCCTGCTGCTTTCTCCTTGCCTATCGTGATGGCGTGTAGTTCTATCTTAGAGTATCCTAGGTCGTTTTGCTCGCCTAAGTCCTTGAGATGTATAACTTCTGATGCTGTCTTGATACCATAGCAGTCTTTATCCCAGCAGTGGTAGTATAGAGTATTGTCTGATGTGCGAAAAGGTGTGATCTCCCACGGTCTTACTGGTTTGAATCCTATAGTACCCATAGGAGATAAACATTGTACCAAGTAACCATTGCCACGTAGAAGATAAT